GAAAACCGTCTCTAGTTACTCCTGCGTTAAGAAGATCTTGCCTATCTATACTATTAAAAGTATCGTCAATATCATTTATATGCCATAAATTAATTTTATCTTGTAAATCATTATCAAACTTAAATTCATCTAAAGTAATACTTGTGTTGTTTTCTCTATTATAATCATCAAGTCTAGCTTGTCCAAATTGCAATAACCCTACAAAACGTCTTTCTTTACTATCAACATATTCATTTTGATAATTGTTACTGCTTTCATCTTTTGCTAATTCTTTAATAAATTCTGCAGGATCTGTACCTTTAAATGTAAGTGAGTTATCAGCAGCTTCACTGTAAAGAGGTCCGAACAAAGCTTCAGTAGGTCTAGCGGGTGGAGCACCATCAGTTAACCCTAAGTCTGCTAGTTCCTCTTCTGCTGTTTTTATAACAGGTGTAGACGTGTCCGTGTCAGCAGGTGTACTCAACTCAGGCGTGTCTCCTATTACGGGAACATCACCTTCAGCCGTTACAGATGGTGTAGTATCGTCAACCTCACTTTCTCCTATTTCTGCAGGGGGAGTTGTGTCTACTTCAGGCGGGTAAAATATACTACCAGTATCTACTTGATCCTCACCTGTTCTCCCTGCGGTTGCAAATTGTTCTGTTTCATCAACAACTGCAGGGGCTTCTTCTGCAGCGGGTAAAGCCCCAACATCAAAAGTCCCAGGCCCGCCTTCAGGAATTACAGTCTCTGCACCTGTGGGCGCATCTGCCATAGCATCGAGAGTTTCTTCATCTACTGTTGTAGCAGCGTCTATTTTCTTTTCTATCTCTTCTTTTGGAGTAGTCGCAAAAGTCGTAAGCGCATTTCCTACAGCAGTATCAAGATCTGCCCCTCTTATTGCTGAACCTAAAGCGTTTGTGATCCCGTCTGTTACAGATTGAGAAAGCCCTGCTGCACCTCCTATTTCACTTCCTACCTTCGCTACAAAAGTATCTATAACTTCATCTATACCGAGCGCTCCTAACGCAATATCTTTTGGATTTGCTGCTGCTCCTGCGGCTTTGATAGCATTAACTAACTCGTTTGACGGGGCTTTACCCAATATATCTGGCAACTCTTTAATTAAATTATCCGTTAAAGTAGTAAAACCACCTAACCCTGCAAATGCTTGAAAAGCATTAAGATTCCCATCTGACACACCCTTAAGCACTGTACCTGCAGTGGTATAAGGTATAGATAACCCGCCTGTAGCAACCGCAAGGAGACCTTTTGCTATACCACTGTCAAGAAATTTATTAAACGCCCCACCAAGACCTTCGTTTCTTACTCCATCCGAACCTACTAGGGGATCATACTCTAATGCGCTAGCTTCTTTTGTTAGTCCTGAGTCTATTACTATCCTTTCTCCCGTTTCAGAATTTGTATATACTTTTCCCCAAGTGTCCCCAAAATCTTTTTTGTCTTTTACTAGTTCTCCTGTAAATTCAAACCCAGGATTATTAATTAAAAATGCGTTTGATTCAGCTCTCTCTGTAGCATTGTTTAAACTACGAGTCCCCGTGTCTACTAAATTACCATCCTCGTCATAAAAAACATAATATTTGTTAGAACTTCCATCACCTGGGACATCTACTTTAAATACTTCAGGTTTAAATTGTAATTCTTCCACAGCAGCCTGTGCTTCTGTTATTGCCGCTGTTGTTTCTGCTGCGTAGGTATTTGCTAACTCTACGAAATCATTATCTCTAACAACCCCTGAATCTGCGTATAACTGTTCTACTGCGGCTGTTGTTGCCGCCTGTTCTGCTGCGGCTGCTGCTCTTGCTTGCGCTGCTTCTAGTTCTGCCGCTGCCGCTGATTTTGCTGCGTCTCGTGCCGCTATTGCTTCTGCCTGTACCCGTGCTGCTTCCGCCTGTTCTTCCGCTATCCTTGCTGTATAGGCTTGCCCTGCAATCTGTAACGGTGTTAGCCCGCTGTTGATTTTGGTTAAATAATCATCTATCTGTGCTTGAGTTGTAGCCTCTTGTTCTGCTTTACTCAACATGTTCATATATTGATCTAAGATCGACATTACGTTAACTCCAATACACTAGCAACAACATGTAACCTGTTAGCAGTAGCAGCAGTTACTTTTATTATTTCACCTGCGGTAACAATAAGAGGTGCAGTAAGTAACTCTGTCGTAGCGTTTGCGCTAATAGATTTTGTTTTAAACAAACTAAACACGTCACTACCATTAGTCAAAGTAACAGTTATAGTATCTGCATTACCTGAGTCTTCAGATACAATTATAGACTTAAATATAGCTGTTGTAGCTGTTGCACAGGTGTAAAGTGTTGTAACACTTGTGCTTGATAAATCTAGTTTTGCATTTGTGTACGTATTTGCCATTAACTTAAAAACCACGCTTGTGCTTCGGACCTGTTTACAATAGCAGTGTCACGTAATGTATTATCTATTTGATTAAAGTACACACGTAACAACGCATTAATTTGACTCATATACTCTAAATTATATTCTTTTGGTGGGTAAGGCAGAGCGGGAGCGCGAAATTCTACTGTATATTCAGTGGTCATTACCGCCTCCCATCTGGGCGCATATCAAGTCTTGGAGCGCCTAACTGCCATTGAACCCCTGTAGCACTCGACGCTATCTTTAAAGACATCTGCCTACCTCGAACTCGTGTGTGTACTTGTGTTGTATAAACTTCTACAGGAGATGTAGCTGAACGTGTTATTGCGCCTGTATTAACGCCACTTTCCGACGCAGGATCATTATACCCTGAACCAGAAGAACCTAAACCAAAGAATGTCATGTCAACTGCAGGCGCTCCTGCGGTGGAACCTTCAAAAGACACATCAGGTATGACACGGGACATGAGCATAAACTGATGTCCATCATCTAAATCAAACTCTGCTGAAGTTATAAACGAAGATATAGCGGCTGTTGTACCTGTTTCATTATCATCAATACCATTTTCATGGTCAACAAGTACTCCGTTATACGTAGCCGCTAATGGGAAATTACGAAGTCCTGAGTCTAACCAAGCAGACCGTGCCATAGACCCATAATACCATATGTCTTCTAAATAATTATATATAATATACTTATCTATGTCCGTGGCACTGCCAGAACAATAAAACCACCATACTTCATGAAAAGCTTCATTACTGCCACCAAACACCTGTGTGTATTGGTCAGTGTTAAAATCGGTAAACACATGTTTACGTAAATCGCACGGTAACGGCTGAGTACGTCCGTCATACTTATAGAACTTATCTTTACCCATCCAATACGCAACACCATTAGAATATACTACAGAATTTTGTGATGCTATAGATATGTTTTCGCCAACAAGTTGTGCGCCCCAAACACCAGACCCCGCACCGACATACTGTAGTGAGTATAAAGAAGAATCAGTCCATACAAGCACCTCTTGTCTACCCTGAAAAGCTCCGACTATTTCTGTCCCTCGTGATAAACGTAGACTACCCGCTTGATTTGTAGCTGCAGGAGTCCAATTTACTGCACTCTCTTGGTCTGACCAACGAATAAGCATAGGATCTTGCGTAGAAGTACCTAAAGTATTAGCCCCAAAACAAAATACAAAACGGTTTATGTCTGATACAAGTATAGCATTCTGGATTGTAGGTACATCTGATGCTCCTGTAAGAGTATTGAGTTCAACAGCTCTTGTTTCTAAAGGAGAATCTACACTTGCATCCCAATAATACAGACGACCTCCTCTAGGTCCAAAGATTAAATCTTCTCCAAAGTTCTGTTGTGTCCACAAACGAAATTCTTCCGTGCTTGTTTCACCAGTACCAAAAGGACCTGACCCCCAAGCACCTGCACCCCAACCTCTTACTTCTGTAGCAGATGATGCAGTGGTGCTTACTTGGTAGGTTGCTACGACACTGCCTCCACCGTTACCTGAGTCTGACGAAGTAGACGCAATATTTGTAAACTTTAACGTAGTATCACTAAAACTCTTAGCAAGTATTGTATATGTATCTACAGTCTCTACTGCTTCTATTTGATAGTTTCTGTTTAGGACAGTAGCAATAATGTTACCTCCTAATGAAGCTGCCCCGCTAAAAGTTACAAAGTCACCTGCAATAACTCCATGAGCAGCGTCAGTGACAAGTATAGTAAAACACGTTACTGCAGCTCCTGAACTATGAGTTGCCGCTGTTGTGCTAGTAGCTACATTATCTACTAATTTAGAAGCCCCCCTTGTACAACCTGTCAACGTGTTGTTAGTAATACCTGTATAGTCAACTATCTCACTACCTATTAAAACTTTTCCTGCAACAGGAAACCCTGTGGCATCAGTTATGGCTATAGTTGTTGCACTTGTAGAGCTTACAGCAGCACTTAGAGTTGTGTTAGACGCACTAAATGTTACATCACCTGCGGAAGTTGTAGTACGTACAGGAGTTATATCGTTGTAAGCACCTCCATTTTCAATTAAAAACTTAAGGTTAGTGCCTACACCTAATAGGTTTTGTCCCGATAAAGTTATCCAGTTATGTAGTGATCTTGCAACACCTTGAAAAGTTGAAGAGTTAATACGTGTCCACCCACCTATTTTTTCAGGAGTGCCTTGCCTAAATCGTACATTATTACCTTCAAACCAACCACCCTCATTAGTATAACGAGTATTTTCTCTGTTAACTCCAGATTTAAATATTAACTTCTTAAGAGGCATGGTACTTCCTATAATAGTTGTAGAGCTTCTTCTAACGTTTCTTTATTTCTCCTTGTCCAACCTTTACCAAATGTATCAAATGTTGACAATCCTTCGTAGAACCCTTGTCTTTTATCGTGCATTTTTTCAAGAACATATTTAGTATCTTGGTCAGCTAACAAAGCCAATGTTTTAGGTCCAATGCCACCGTCTTGTTCCGCACCTATGACTCCCTGCAAAGCTTTTGCACTTCGGCTTACTCCAGAATTAACACCCCAATCAAAGCAAAAAAAGTCTAAGCCTGATTTTAAATCATCACATTTTAGCCGCCGCCAGTATTCATGTCTGTATAAAGGAGCTACGTCTTCTTGTGTAACACTTTTCATACCACCAGGTTCAATCTGTTCTCCAATCCACTTTTCCCATACAGAACGTGTTACACCGTGATTAGTCTCACCTCCTGGGTCACGAGGATGGTTAACCCACCCACCTTCATGTTTTAATAGCATCTGGAGTGATTTTTCGAAATTCTCTTTCATTGTTTTCTCTTTGTCTACAATTTAGACAAACCTCGTTTAATTGTTTCCATTTTTGTTGGGTAGTATACACCCAGTATACATTTATTTTGTTTCCACAAACAACACAAACTTCTTCTATTTGGTTAAACCTTTCTGTTTCTCGTAGCTCCTCAAACCACCAATTCCAAGCATGCCTCCCAAAACCGTAAGGAGGGTAGACATGTCAAACTCAGGTAAATCAGGTAGTGATATTTTAAACACACTTAAAATAAAAATTAATAACGGTTGTAAAACAAAGTGATAACCAAAAGAAATTGCGCAAATCCAACCCACACAGGGTCGCCAACCGCCTTTAAACAAAGAACCTGATGCTGCCTCTGCTTTATTTATTTCTAATTGAGCAAGTAATACCTGTTGAGCATGAGTATCGGACATCGTAGCTATCTCATGTGCGAGTTTAGCTTTCTGGTCTTTATCTTCTATTACTTTATCAAGGATACC